TTTCTTTTTCACTTTCCATCCACTGACGACCCCTTTCTTCCTCACGATTTAACATTTCGACACGTATTTTCTCCAATGTCTCAGCATGGTCTTTTCTTATTACATCAACTCTTGCTACGTGTTGTTGTTGCATTAACTTCATATCAGCAGTTCTTTTTTTCATGAGTCTTATCATAAATAAAGAATAAATTATAAAACCGAGAACCGATAATATTAGAAGATAAAAAAACACATTACTCCAAATCGGATGGATATGTGGTGATATTTGTAACATTATGGATTCCATTACCATTATTTTTGCTTTATAATAAATAGTCTTGAATACCCAATTAAATTTTATTATCTTTAGATTTTTTAAGAATCTGTATTTATAGTTAAAACCAAACAAATGCCTGTAACAAATAGTGAAGAAATTGTAATAAATACCGGAAATGTATATTTAGTTGACCCCAATAAAGTCAATGTAAATCCAGACATAACTAATAGTATTCCACAATACCAAGACATGCATATTTTTGCCGAACTAACGGCAGAAAGAAGGTCAAGGACTGTATTAGTTACGGGTTTAGAGGGCACTGGTTCATATAGTACGCAAAATACCGGAACAGATAAAGCTATATCTGTTAACTTTTTAGGAAATAATCAAGACCCTGACTCACCCAATTACCTAAACTTTACAACTAATTGGTATGACGGTAGTACTGGAAATAGAACTCAATTCGAAGGATTTGGTATTGGAAGTATTAAAGTTGCAATCAATTCATCATTTGTACCTCAAATAAACATACAGTTTATAGATGTAAGAGGACTGTCATTTTTTAATCAAGCAGATTCCCCATATAGAACAATTTTTGATTTCCCACCACCTATATTTTATTTAACGGTAAAGGGATATTATGGTAAGGCACTTAAATATCAATTACATCTTGTAAAATATACCACAGAATTTATTGCTCAAAACGGAAATTTTGTTATTGATGCTCAATTCATTGCAATCACATATGCACCGTTAACCGATGTGCTGTTTAGATATGTTGTGAATTTTCCTTTAATTGAGGACGGTAATTCTATGAATCCTAACCCCGAAGAAAAGCCGAAAAATACTTACGAATTAATCATGAAATTAAGAAATTTATATTCTGAGTATTCAAGTAAAATGGATTCTGATATTGAGGCTCAAACCTATAAAAATATTCAAACACAATTAAATCAAGTAGGTGAAGCGATTTCGATATTAAATAGCTATAAACAAAATGAGACACTAACAAAAAACGGCAACCCTTTTCTTATTATAAAGGATAATTCATATATTTCTACTGGTGGAAAGGAATTAACATTAATTCAAAGCGTTAGTCAATACGATGAATATATTAAATCATTACCAACAGACGCACTACCAAATAGCTTGGAGCAAAGACTATTTGTTACATTCCAAATGGGTAAAGATATTAACATAGAAGATAAAGACTTTAAAAACGCAGCTGATTACCAAAAGAGAAATTGGATGGTTGAAAATGTGTTAAAGCCATATAGAGTAGAAGTAATAAAGAAAACCGTTGCAGTACTTGGTGCTGTAATCAACGAAAATGATATACCAATACCTAAATTAGATGGATTTACAAGCAATCAGGATATTAAAGCACTGACTCCAAATATAGTTAACACCTATGTTTATGTAGATGTCACCAATTATTATTTTAAACTCTATAAGTTAAAAGCAAGTCTCCAAAAATCAAAGATAGAAACAATGACCAATCTGAATGATAAGATAAATGCGATGGTCATTGAAAATCTCGGAATGAAACCGACAATATATAATGTTTTTGAATTAATTTTAAATGATGTCGATACCTTCTTCAGAAAATTAAGGAGAACATCTTGGGATGCGGAAAAATCTGGTGGGCATCATGAAATATATAAGAATCAAATAATTAATGATAATTTTAAAGATGTTGGTAGGGGTGAAAATGAAAAAATTTATTCCTTCCCATTAATAATTAAACAAGAAATGGTTTGCAATCAAATCAAAGAAGCAAGAACAGCACCAATTGATTTGAGTAGTATGTTACCAGAACCATTCCCTGAAATGAAATTAATTGAAGACTTTATTAACACCTTTTTAAAACAACAGAAAATAACTGAACTCTTTAACATGAGGGCAGAACAGAATGAGGATGGAACATTTAAATGGATTCCAATTTCACCTGTTGATTCAAAACTCGCAACATCTAATCTTTTAACACCATACTTTGGTGTAGATAGCACTACTGGTGGTTCTGATTCCCAACCCATTAACATATCATCAGACAAAAGACTGACCCAAATATATAAAAAGTTATTAGATAGATTTTATATTTTATCGCAAAATGCCCTTGCAACAGGGTTTTATGATAATGCAAGAGGTGAGAAAGCATTGGTTGAAATGCATGCTAAAGCAGAGGCAGTTAATCTTGCTATATCTATTACCAATAAAGAATATACTAATCTCCTATATAACGTAGCACAGGAATATGGTGTTAAGGGAAATATACAAGGTTTTTATGATTACATAAAAGACCCCGCTAATGGAATGTCAAATTACTATACATTTACTGAAGCCGAAAGAGAATATTTTAAAATATCAAATGGTGATTTATTATACGCCAATAAATATAACGATAATTATCAGGGATATGATTTATACTATGAAACAGTAGCACTACAAACCGAAAATACTCTTGGTGGTGACGAAAAAAACAATTCTACCCCGATAGCACAGTTTCAAAAAGAAGTTGCCACATCAGGATGGAAAAAATTCTTAGGAACACCGGAAGTGCTTCAAAGTTTCTATAAATTCACCGAAGAAAATGTTTTTTATATTAAAGACGGTACTTCTGATGGTGGTGGATATGGTAGTAGTGGCATCAACACCCAAACACATTTCCTTGCAACAGTTAAATCAATGAAAACCAATGAAGACGGTGAAGTATCATTTTTTGACATCACAAATAACATTGAGGCGTATATTAGTGGAGTTGGTGGAATTGCTACGGGTTACCCTGCACTTCTTCTTGGACGACTTTTAGGAACAAATAGAACATCAGCACCAAAAACAAAAATTATTGAAGTAATAAATACTGGAGAAAAGATAGGAAATTATGCTTTTCCTATTATGGGTGCTGTTCCAATACCCGATTCAAAAAAATTACAGGGTTATGGTGATATTGTTGATAATTGGTCTGACCAATTATCAAAATTTGATGCTGACATATATGATATGATAATCGATTATGAAAGTCCTACATTTAATTCAAAATTAAGTGCATTGATGATATTATCTAATTTTGGATATACATTGAGTCCGTTTAATACATACCCCTATAACTTAAATGAACTGTTATTTAATATTCCCGCTGCCGTAGAAACACCACAATTTGTAGCACCATATATGGGTGCGTTGGTTGATATTAATATAAACGATTCAAATTACAATGAAATTTATGAATTCTTTGTAAACGGAGTAGGTAAAAACTTAGATAGTTCGGGTGTGTTTATATTTGCAGACATCATAGATATCAATGGTTTTCTTGCTGATGCGGATAAAACCAGATTTCAATTAGCGTATAATGCATTTTATGGTACAGGTGGACAAGCAGGCACTCTATTTTTCAGTATAATTCAACAGTTAAAAACTCTTTATAATACAGTAAAAAACGATACCACTCTTCAAGAAGCAATTGCTAATGACAAAAGAGATGGAAAGGTTCTGAAAATAAAGAAAGAACTTTATGCAGAATATTTAGGTGATGGGGGCAGATATTTTCCGACAATAATAGAACCACTGATTTCAAGGATGATTATCGTTAATTTCAGCCAATTAACTTTTGACCCAAAAGCAAAGGAAAGAACAAACGAAGGATATTTTAGTTTAGAAACAACCAATGCAGATATTGGTGGAACTATACAGAGAACAACAGGCGATTATACCCGTACCATAAATCTCCCAAATAAAAGTGTGGTTAATGATAATTTCTTCAAAACATTATTTTTAGAATTATCTACAAGAATTAAAGAACAAGAAAATAAGCTAATTAACGTTGAGGAAGAAAATAAAAAGTTAACGGGCGATGAAGATATCATCACTCAGACATATTATTCGTTTAAAAATATTAATGATAAATGGTTAACTGGACCGAAATACGATAATCCCGAATCGGGTGGATATCCTACGTTTAGTAAAGAAATGTCGGGAAAAAATTTAATCGATTCCTTTGTTTTTGTTGATAGAGCAATGAATCCAATTGGAAATACTATTATTAATCCTGAAATACTTACAGATATGCTCGATAATCAGAACGTATCTGTGTTTTCTGTGATAACCCAATTATTATCATTAAATGGATTCGAATTCTTCCCATTACAAAACTTCATGACATTTAGTAGGGTTGATGAATGGAAACAATCATTTGCCATTGATACAGAAGGTGCTGTGGTAGATTCACCGACCTTTGTTTGTATGTATGTTGGTGGTGGGTCAAGCTATCCGTCAGGTATAGAGGCATTCGGTGGAAACTTTAAAGATGATGGGATTATTGATATTAGTAATCCGGGTGTATCTGATTTTTCAATGCAAGGTTGTGAAACCAATCCTGATGATGACGACCAAGTTGCTAAGAATCCAAATTTCCCTTGGAGACAAGTTCGTGCATTTAGGGTTAGATTTGGCGAACAAAACCAATCAATGTTTACCAACATAAAAATTGACAGTAAAGAATATCCGGAAACAAATGAAAGTATTCAAATATTATCGAGATTAGCTGGTGATAATAAATTACAAGCACCTGCACCTAAAGGTCAGAACCTCTATAATCTTTATGAAAACAGGTCATATAGTGCAACGGTAGATGGATTGGGTAATGTTATGATTCAACCAACACAATATTTCCAAGTAGAAAATGTTCCGTTATATAATGGTGCATATATTATATTGAATGTTGAGCATAATATTGAACCCAATAAAATGACAACAAGATTTAGTGGAACTAAATTATTGAAATATCCTGTTCCAAGAGTATTACAAGCATCTGCGATTGTTGGATTTGAAGGCGGTAATACCGACCAAACAAGTCTTTCATCAGCATCTGCTGCAGAAATTACGTCAGGTGTAGGAACTGAAGGTAATCCAACACAAGCACATTATAATTCAATGTACGAATTTAAGATACAATAAAATGGCATACGAAAAATTAACTGATTTAGGAAAGAAATTCATAACATATGTTTGTACTAAAGGCGGTACAAATTTACTTAGTGGACAAAAAAGAGAACCACTACCATATACAAAACCGCCATTGCTCCAAACTTGGACCTGCGATATTACTGACCCTCAAGATGCGAATAAAAAAATAACTAATGGAACAGAACTTGCTAACGCATTAATCTATTGGTTTAATACTTATGCTCAAGAATATGAATTGGATGCCAATGTTATCGCAGCTCAAGCATATGCAGAATCTAATTACATTATGTGGACATATGCAAGTAACAGTGCAGCATCAGGAGTTAATCAATTTACAATGCTAACTATTTTTGGTATTATTGTTGAAAATCACGGTAATTCAACAAGAATGACACCTCATGAAATAGCAGTAATAACAGATGGATTAACAAAGCCATTAAGTAGAAATTCATATGATGTTGACAGTAAAGATTATACCGATGCCTTTGCAAATAGACCCATATTACAACAAAATGTTATTGACAATCCCGGCATAATGATAAAAGCACAATGCCGATACATGAAAAACATTGCAAATGATTGTGGGTCACTAACAAGTACATCATTATTCTGCTATAGCCGAGGTCCTGCATACTTAGCTGACACATATTCCAAAGCAATTCAAAAATGCGTTAATAAAAAGGGTCAAGACCCATATACGAATGAAGGTCTTAACTATGTGCTGAAAATATTTGGTATTTTAGGCGATAAGGATAATTGGCTTGAGAGCAAGGGAATAACAAGGGGATATAAACCTAAAGGACTGTATTTTGGTTATGATGACCAAATGGGTGATAGTCCAAAAAATCTGAGATTAAAAATGAGTTGGGATTCTTTCGCTGCGAATGTAACGGAATCCGATGAATATAATTTAAAGGGATATGATACTGATATTGTTGTGAAAGAATTGTCAAAAGAACCGAAATATAAATTTATTTATTATCCGGAACAAGACTATAAAACCGAAGCAACAAACAAAACACAAATTGTATTACATCATACAGTTAGTGGTGATAACATTGCTGGTGATATTCGTTGGTGGGAAAGTCAGGTACAAAAAACAGGTGATAAAGTAGCCACAGCATTTATCGTTGGAAGACGTGGTGAAATATTCCAATTATTCTCAACAGAATATTGGGCATATCATTTGGGAATATCAGATACAATTATTGCCGACAATAATTTACCTGGGAGCGCAAATAGAACATTAAACGAACAATCAGTCGGTATTGAGATAGATAGTTGGGGCGGTTTGATTGAAGATGGTGGATATTATTATCCTGCAACATCAGATGATTATAGTCCACAACAATTCTTTGCGAATAAAAGAGTAGACCCAATACCTGCAGCGAATGTTGTTCAGTATACAGCACCTACATACCCAAAGGGATTTCATGGTTTCTATGCATTTGAAAGATATACTGATGCACAAATATTAGCAGTTAAAAAAATAATTCAGGCAGTAAAAACAAGATTTGCTGATATACCTTTAGAATATGTCAATGACAGATATTCTACAAATATGTGGGGGACGTATAATGCAGGTACAAATAAATGGTCACCATCATTACCAGCATTACAAGGGAAACCAGGAATTTGGACTCACGTGAGTTATCGTTATGATAAATCGGATTGTCATCCACAACCACAACTAATTGACATGCTAAAATCGTTATAACAAAAAAGGCATCTTTCGATGCCTTTTGTTTTTAGAGTAATCCTTTTTTTAATTCGTGCAGACCGATTATATCGTCATGAACAGTAGTTTTATTGTATTTCATCTCACGAATTTTTTGTATGGTTTTTAATATTTTTTCTTCAATACTATCTTTATGAACACTTTCCAAAATAGTTAAATTTTCAGTCTTATAGGTTTCAAGAAGTTCTTGTTTTTCTTCATCACTTGACTTAATAAGTAATTTTAATAAATTTTTATCATCCTCATTCAATGTATCGTACTTCTCGTTAAACTTATTTATAGCAATTTCTATAACATCCTCATTAATTGGTTCAACATCAGCACTTTCAATTAATTTTTTTCTCGGTGCTTTAATATGATTTAAAATAAATAGGAATGATTCGTGAATTCCATCAACATCAACTTTATCGTAATCGTTTAAAGATTCGGTAATTAATTCGTCAATAGCATTATATAAATTAACCCTTTCTTGGTCTTGGCTATTAACTTCTTCTGTAAGAAATCCCTTTAATTTTTCACGTTCGGCATCAATTTCCTCAATCGTGTATACCTCAAATAATTTTATGTTATTATCAAGATAACGTGTCGCCATTAAATCGTCTTCAATATGTTTATTTTCAATATTGTTGAAAACCTTAAATTCTAACTGTAGAATAGGAGAATTTTTAACAACATCGAAAAAATCGGTTGTTAATTTTTTTGACTCTTCAATAAGATTATTATTGAAATAAGAATCTTTCAACTTTTTAGAAACGACTAAATTGGCTATTCCTATGTTAGTGTTTTTCATATAATTCAATTCGATTTACTATAAATACTACTAATTATTATAAACGATTATTTTTATTATACTTAAATCATTAGTCAACATTCAAGTTTTCAATATCATCTATTTCAACATCTTCTGCCTCAATAACTTTTTGCTGAGTATTAATGCTTTCACTTTCCTTCAACAATGCATCGATTTCATTAACCATATTCAATGCAGTGTCATTTAAGCTACCATTCTTTGCATCATTTTCATGAATTATTTCCTTATTTCTTGCCTCTTTTTTACGTTCAGGTTCTTTAGTCGTACCAAATACAAGTTTTTCGAGTTGTCTGTCATAATCTTCTTCACTCAATACAGGTCTGCCACGAACACTTTCTGCGCCAAGAGGCGGTAAGTCTGCGGGTGTTTGATTAGGTAATCCGGGAATTGGTGGTGGTATTTCTCCACCTTCAGGACCACCCATAGGTGCGCCACCCATTTCTCCACCCATTTCAGTGCCACCGCTTACTGCGCCACCACCAGGAGGCATTCCTTCAACGGGTTCACCATATCTCTTATCAATATCAGCAAATAATCCTGACTTCTTAATTGTAACAGGTGAATCTTGAAGTTCTTGCATAATAACCTTTTCCATTTTTTGTTGTTTAAGGTCTTCAACAATTTCTCTATCACTCATATTAAATAACATACGTTTTGCTGTTGTATGTGACATCGCTGCAATACCACCTTCTGCACGTGTTAATTCAGTGTAGGTTTGTGCCTTATCACGCATCAATTCAGACTTAAGAAGTTCTTGCTGTGTTGAAGGATTTGTTAGTGTTAAAGTAAAATCCTTCATATCATCACCAGTATAACCCAACAAATATAAATGAATCATCGCCATTTTGTTGAGTTCTTGAATCATCGCCTGTTGAACACGATTAATTTTCTTTGAGAATCTTATATCATACTGTGCTAAGTTTTTTCCACCGCCAGCAGAGTCCTGAAAACTCAAAAATGGCTTCGGAACACCTAAACCTGTGAATAAATTATCACGAAGATATTCAATATCCTGAATTGCATCAAGATTTTGAGCACCGGGAAGTGTATCAATACCTGTTTGTGTGTTTGCATTTCTAACTGGAAGGAAATAATCTTCATCATTACCAAGAATATTGAAACGATAATCAATTTGACCGTCATTTGGTGCAACCTGTGCAGTTTTTTTGAATTTTGTCGCTACTTTATAGATGTAATTCTCAATATCGTCTTCATCGATGTTACCAACGTCAATTTTAAACACTTTTTTCTCACCCGCACGAATAATACGATAAGTAAGCATTGCGTCTTCAGCCATAACAAGCTGTCTGAACACTCTACGGACCTTATTTAAGATAGATGAACCATAAGGTAAGTACTTATCATCACCCAATAATCTAAAATGCGCAATTTCAAACACATTAAATTCATCACCCGTCATTCTCTCCTTGAATTTGACGAATGGTTTGCCGTTTTGGATTCTTTCGAATCTCTCAATTTCGTAATTAACAAGTTGTTTTACGTGAGTAATACCCTTTTTCCTCTCACCATATAATAAAACAAAATTATCACCGTATTTACACACATTTCTTACCCAAAATGGTAAGTTTACATTTACATTAACAATATCATAAAAGAATTCTTCCAACAACATTTTTATTCTTTCCTTATTGGAATAGATATTAAGCATTTTACCATTTATTCCAATGGTTGTTGCTTCTTCCATAAATAAATCTAATGCACTACTAATAATTGGATAATATTCCATACCCTCATAATCAATATATGCGGGAAGTCTGGCAGCTTCATATTGTAATGCTTTTTGGAAACCCCTATCTGTTGTTCTGAAAAATTTGTTCTGAAGTTCTCTTTTCTGCTCCAGCTCCAACCCCTTTTGATGTATTTCTTCAGGAGTGTGACCCTTAATAATAATTCTATCGTCTTTAGGTGGTGGTGTTCCTGTTGGCTGTTGCACCATAGGTGCTTCTTCCTTGAAACCAAACCCATCTAAATTCAAGAATTTATTAAGTTGTTGATATATCGTTAATTTATTTTCCTTTTCAGCCATTTTATAATTTTTTATACTTTTTTATAAATACTCTAATTTTTCACAAAAGTCAATTTAATTATAAATACATTCTATCTTTTGTTTTTATCTTTAATTCCATTAAATAACCATGCGTTTACACCATATGGATTTAAAGGAGATACACTATCCACAGAAATTATTGGTTGATTTTTATTTTCCGACTTTAATTTCATTTCATTTACATCATTATTTGTAATAATAGCATTAAGCATTTTTTCGGTTATACCTTTACTTTGTTTGAATCTCGCCATATCAAAATTCAACACATATAAACCAATTGATAATCCCATAATTGAATCATCATGGAAACTTCTTTTATGGTCAGCAACACGGTTACCTGGAACAGTAACAAATGTTTTTAATTCATTTAACAACCTAACAGACTTAATTATAACATCTTCCAAATGAACTGCTCTCTGCATTTCAAGAAGAACAGATGGACGATTAGGACCAATAAAAAATCCCGGAATTAAATCAACAGTAACTACACTACCATCAGCCATAGTCTTCTGACCTTTCTTAATATATCCTTGTAAACGGTCTCTTGATGGTTTGTGGGATACTTCAGCATAATGTATACTCTCTTCCGGATAGCCAAATTCGATTAATTTTTCAACTGTCTGAACACCATAACCACCAGTAATATCAACAACAGCATATGCGTTATTATATTTCTTACCAAATTGATAAGCAACTTGGGCAAGCATTTGTGGTGTTATTTTACCATAATATTCGGCAACTTGTTCGACTTTATACCTTTTTATTTTTACTGTCTTTTCCTTACCGTTTCGTGTAATAGTCTTTTCTTCAATAACTTCAATTGTTTTCAACATATTAAGTGTTGAATTATCTTCACCATGTCCTGGCGAAGCATCTAATGCCATAATATATTCTTGAGCAGGCAATGGGTCTTCCCAAATCCACATGTTTTTATCAGTATACTCCTGACGAATAGGTGGCTCTACTTCATCTTCCTGAATTCTCTTTAGATATTCTTCTGAAATAAAATTATCACCAGAACCCAAGAAAGAACATAATAATTCCTGTGCGATTTTTCGCATATCACCGTTAGCGTCTCTAACTTGTTCTTCAAACCAAGGTGAAGTCGCTTCCCAACCATCATCCATCATTTGGATTCTTTCCTGATTGTTCTTACCATCATCAGAAACTCTTATTTCGGTTTCCTTACCTTTATTCTTCAACCACTCTAAACCTTTATTGTATCTTGGGTCATTATACCACCACAATTCAACAGCCTTGAAGTTATTCTCACCCTTACGTGCACCATCAAAATGTTTGTAAAAAACTGCATCCAAACCCGATGGTGTTGAAACCATAATAATGCTACCACCAGTACCTAATGTTGGTTTTGCTGCAGTCCAAAACTTATCTCCTTTCTCGGTCCATGCAGTTTCATCCCAAAAAATCAATGTAGGTGTCATACCACGAAGACCTCCCTTTGCAGAGAAAGCACCTAATTTCGAATTGTTGTCGTAAATTTTTAGTTTTTGAGTATCCTTGAAATTACCCTTATCTGCCTCACGACCTGTTTTAGGTCTCAACCAATCAGGGCAACCGTCAATAAATAAAACAACATCACTCATGATTTCATCACGAGCAGTTTCAAGTTTATCGGCAACAATAGCAACTTGTCTATTTTGATTGAACATCACATACCACGCAATATATGCACAGGTGGTCGTTGAGATACCCGCCTGACGATATTTATTGGCGACAATGGATTTGTGAGTCCTATATGCGTTAATTAAATCTTTTTGAAAGTCGAATAATATGAAAGGTACGATAAGACCCGCTACTCCTTGTGTTTGGTCGAAAATCGTAAGATATGTTTCGATAAAATATATTGGATTTGTAGCACAACGAACAATTTCAGATTCCTGTTCTATGAAATTTAATTCACTGGCTTTCTTGGCAATACCATCTTTTGTAACGACAATTGGTTCAATTCTACCTGTTTTCTTTCGAAGTTCTTCGGCATATTTTCTTGCTTGTTCCTTTTCCTTTTCTCTTTGTAAATTATATGGAACTATGGGTGCATGGTCCGGAAACAAGGAATCGTCATCATCTAAATCAATATTGATATTTATATCATCGGTCATTTATAATAATTTATAAATAAATACTTGACCGTAATAAAACCGCAAGGCACGGTACATATCTTGATGTATCGTGCCTCGA